AAAATATCAGGTTTAGCTTTGAGAGCCCGATACACCAAGCTGAGGAGCGTCTTAAAGGGCAGACGTTCTTGCAAGCTAAAGGGCTATTGGTCGAGGCGCTGGCTCTTGACCCAAGCTCGGCGAATGCACTTGACATTAAGGTTGCATTGCGCGACGCTCTTAAGGGTGTTCAAACGCCTGCGAAGTGGCTGAGAACAGAAGAAGAAATCGAAGGCCTCGAAATTCAAGAAGAGCAGAACGCAAGGGCACAAGAACTACTTGGCACACTCGGACAGGGCGCTGCGGTTGCTGAGCAAATAGGCAAAGCTGGACAAGCTTTACAGCAAATCGAAGGTGAGCAGTGAAAGTCGTACAGGACAACAACGGCACAAGATATCTTGTGCCGCCGGACGAAATAAAATCAAAACCATGGGCACCAACAAGAGTATCGGTGCCTGTTATCTACGCTCTACAGCGTATGGAAAAGGGCGAGGCTTCTGCCCAAGACCAAACAGCCGTCCTTAAATGGATTACAAGAGATCTTTGCGGTATTGGAGACCTGTCTTACAGGCCCGAAAGCGCAAGGGAAACCGACTTTGCAGAAGGAAAAAGATTTTGCGGTCTGCAAATTGAACGCTATATAGGCATAAATCTAAAACTATATTTGGAGGAAGAAAATGGACAACGAACCGAATCCTAACGAACCAACACCTAATGAGCCTGCCCCCGCTGCGGACGCACCTGCGCCTGCACCAGCCCCCAACAGCGACTCAGTCCCCGCACCGGAAAATGATTCGAAGCCAGCGCCAGCGAACAACACTGCTTTCGGTGACGACAACGCCGCGGCACAACAAAACGACGAGGGCGACAACACTCCTAAAAATTGGCCCGACAATTGGCGCGAAATATACGCCGGCGAAGATGAGAAGAAGCTTGCAAAGCTGAATAGATATACAGATCCAAAGGCTGCGCTCGATGCTTTGTTCTCAGCTCAAGGGAAAATCGGTGGAGAAGGCGCGCCCACAGAGTTTCCCAAGGACGGCACAGATGAAGACAAAGCTTTATGGCGCGGGGAAAATGACATCCCTAAGGAGTGGTCAGACTATGACACAAGCTTTGACGATGGCTTTAAGTGGGGTGAGGCAGACCAACCATATGTCAACGCTTTTTTGGAGAAAATGCACGGCCAAAACGCAAACCCTGCGTTAGTTAAGGCGGGCTTAGAGTCATACAAAGAGATTTTAGAAGAAGAGGGGGCGGCCAGGCAAGCTCAAGACGTTTCTGACAAAAGAGATTTTGAGGACGAGCAGCGCGCAGATTGGGGCTCATCCTATAGGTCGAACATAAACCTCGTCAAGAATTACCTCGACACACTTCCTGGAGAAGTCTCGGAGGGCATCCAAAATGGCAGGGGTGAGGACGGTAAGGCGTTTCTTAACAAGCCCACTTTTGTAAATTGGCTTGTTAACGACGTGATTAATCAAGTAAACCCTGAAATCACCATCTTAACCCAGACGGGCGCAAAAAATTCCGCGGGTATAGATGATGAGCTTAGTGAGATCGCTGGAAAGCGCAAAACCAATCGTAAGGCCTACTTCGCAGATAAGGATTTGTTGGCGCGTGAGCGTGATCTTCTCGACGCTCAACAGAAGCTCAAGAAGAAATAATTCTTGAAATTATTAAAATTGCTGGTATATTGACAATGTAGATACCCCGCCCTTGCGGCCCTGCACTAAATTTGGTCGTCTTACCAAAGGCCCCTAAGTTTAGCAAGTAACGGCCCCGATTAGTCGGGCACCCCGTAAACGCCATTCAAAGGACACCCCTGATATAGGTACAGATTAATAACTGTAATATCTTGGGGCAATCCTGCCTCCAAAATAAATATGAATGGAGAAAAGAATGGCTACTTCAGCTTTTCAGATTCAGTATCGTCAACAATTAATTGACGGCTTTGAGCAAAGAGAATCGTTGCTCCGCATGTCCGCTACCACGGAATATGTGAACAAAGGCGGAAGCGCAGTATTTTGTGTCGCAGACTCAAATAGCGCAGAAGCATCAACACGCGGCTTAAACGGTAACATTCCTTACCGCTCGCAAAACCTCAACCAAAACACAGCGACATTGCAAGAGTGGCATGACCTCGTTCGTTTGACTGGCTTCAATATTTTCGCAAGCCAAGGCGACCAGGTAGCACAAATGCAAAAAGACTCTGTAGGTGTGATCAACAGAAAGATTGATGATATCATCATCGATCAACTTGAGACGATCACAGCGAATACAGGGGCTGCTGGCACCATGAGCTTTGAGACGTTCTTGCACTCTCACACTATTTTGCAGAACAACGAAGTACCAAACGACGGTCAGATCAATTTCGTGATCACGCCGGCGGCTTTTGCGTACCTCGCTCAAACAACTGAGTTTGCAAGCGCAGACTACGTAAATGTTCGTCCGGTTCAGGATGGTCAAACAGCCTTCGACGATAGTGAGAAGCTTTATAAGTGGCTCAATATCAATGTGATCGTTCACCCGCGCCTTCCAGGCGCAGGCACGGCTGCTGAGAAGTGCTTTATGTACCATCGATCATCTATCGGTCACGCTATGGATACCGGTGGTATGCAGACATTCGTTAATTACGACGAAGAGCAAGACTATAGTTATGCTCGCTGTTCTGGGTACATGGGCACCAAGCTGCTTCAGCAGTCTGGTGGCGTAGTTATCAACCATGACGGCTCTGCTTACGCAGCAAGCTAATCTAATATAGAAAGGTAGATAAAATGGCTTACTCAACATCAAACCCACCCCAACTTCTTGTGTGCTCTTTTGACGGCACAAGCCCCGGAATGTGGACTTACTCTTCTACGGACACAGCATCTGCTGTGGATTTAGACGGGTATATCTCTGACGGGCAAGATTTAGGGATGCGTGTCGGCGACCTTGTTATGGTCACAGACACCGACGCTTCGCCTGTTATTGTGACGATGCATAGAGTGGCGTCGCTTTCCGCGGTTAACCGCTCAGTGGATCTTACAGACGGCAATACTTTAGTCACTGGTACTGATTCAGATTAATCTGGTTGTCCAACGACGTGCCTAAAAACCCTCGCGTGTTTCACGCGGGGGTTTTCTTTGTTCAAAATATATGGGATATTTGTTATACTTAGAGCACAAAAAAATGAAAGGCACTGAAATGGCACAAGCAAAGAAACAACAAAAGCCTATTGAGACTGAAACTGAGACTACCGCCGCACCTGAGGCACCCGCGGAAACTAAGGCGAAAACGCCCTCTAAACCCCGGGCTGCCCGTAAAGTAATATCCCCAAGATTTAAGCTTGCTGAGTTCAAACGGCAGGTTTTTAGTGTTGATGTCGAGCGCGGCACTGACATTACAGATCTTTTATCCCCTGAATATTGGGCTGGTGTTACAGACCAAGTGAGAACTAAATCAAGAATTGAATGCCACTGGGAGGATAATTCTGAGTTTGCTGAGCTTGTTGTTTTGAGCGCCGGCAAGAATTTCTGTGAGGTAGGGCTTTTGTTCCACAAGAGATTTAACGAGAAAACTGGCGGCGGCGACACAGAAGCTGATAACAACCACTCTGTAGCCCACCAAGGCAATTTTGATAAGTGGTGTGTTACCCGACTTTCTGATAAGCTGAGACTGCAAAAAGGTTTTGATACAGAGCTACAGGCCCGCAAGTGGCTTATTGAATACTTGGGAGGTTAGTAATTGACTGACAAGCTATCAATTTATAGAGGCGCTGCGCGGGCACTAGGTTCGCGCAGGATTGCCTCACTTACCGCAGGCGGTGAATCAAAACGTGTCTTTGACGACATCTTTGACGACGATTTTATTGATTACGTTTTAAGCCAAGGGTATTGGAATTTTGCTACGCGGGTGGTTCGCCTTGAGTATGACGCCAGCATTGAGCCGGACGACGGGTATTCTCGGGCGTTTATCAAACCTGACGACTGGATAAGAACCTCGGCGGTTTGTAGTGATGAATTTTTTAGAGACCCCCTCCAAGAATACGACGACACCGCTGGCCATTTATGGTCCGAACAAGAGGTGTTGTTTGTAAAATATATATCT